TCCTTCAAATGATGCAGATACCCCTGCTGTTGCTGATGCAGAAGATGTAATTGCTCTACATTGTAAATCTGTTTTTTCTGTAAACACAATTGGATAATCAAAATCTAAAGTTAATTGATTTGATTGAACTGTTTGAATAACTGTTGTTCTAAATAGTGAAGTTGCTAAATCAGCATCTGGTCTAACATTTAATTTTACTGTTGCGTAAGTATTAGCAGAAGATAAGGCTACACTAAATATTAATTTATCCATATAAAAAGTATATCCAGCAGGTACTGTCCATAAAGCTAATTGTGTTTGATTACTTGTATTTAAATTTGCATAAATATTACCAGTAGGTACTCCACCTGATGCACCTGTTTGACCAATATAAATATCTCCTGCAGCAGTTCCACCTGAACCTACAGTTACTACAAAAGCTCTAAATACTCTTATCCAAGTTAAACTAGCTCCTACTCTTACTTGAGTTTGACCATTTAAAGTTACTGTTTCTTCTTGTAATTCCCAATCAGCATTTAGTCCAAATACTTTAACAGTTCTTGCACCTGTTCCAACACTAGTATCATTTACATCAGATGAACTTATATAAACTGCTTCCGCTGAAGTTGGATAAACATAAATTCCACCTTGCGACCAAATAGTTTCTTCTACATTAGTAATTGCAGGATTATCTCCAAATTTATAAAGAGCATTAACACCAGGTATCTTACCTGCTGCAACATCTAAACCAAAAGGTAGTTCTCTATTTATATTATTACAACTCATGTTACCTCATTGTATACCAAGAAAATCTTTCGACTTCTTGTCGAAGCTCTTCTTGAAATGTTGTATTTAACTGATCTTTAATTGTTCTAATAGATTGAGCAATTTGTCTTTGATTCTCAGAAGTATATTCTGGTGTTGGTTCTGGTATGTTTACATTTACTTTAGCCATAATTAATTCCTAAATGCTGCGTGTTGTCCTGTAGTCATACCACTACTTAACATTGCACCACCTGCGTTTTGGCCTCCACCACCATTTCCACCAGAAGTTGGTTGCATAGGCGCTGTGTATTGTTTAGCCTTAGCTGCAGATTGTGCTGCTTGTTCTTGTCTTAATTGTTGTTGTCTTGAAAATTGATTTGCAATAAAAGCATTGTATGCCAATTGGTTAGGTGATGTGTATGTTTGTGTAGGCATCAAATTTCTTTGAACATTTTGTCTAGTTACGTAGTCACCATAATTACCAAATAAACTTCTAACATTAATACCCATAGGATCTTTCATAAGACCAGATTGAGGATCTCTATAAAAACCACCTAGTCCTTGTTTAGCTTGTCCCATAGATTCTGTAATAAATTGTTGATCAGCAACTGGTAGGTCATCAAATCGATCTAATTTATCTATACCTGCCATAAGTAAACCTACAGGTGAAGGAAAAAAACCAAATCTTTCTTTGATACCACCATACAAATCAGATAGTCCTCCAGTAATTCTTTGTCCTGCTCCAGATAAATATTCAGGAACATTTTGTAAATACTCTCTTCCTCTTTCAGCTAATGTTTGAAATACATTTTGATTTCTGCCGACACTTATTACTGCCTGTTTATAAGATTCAAAATCAGGATATCTTGCTTGAAGAGCTCTATCTGTACTGTATTGTTGAAATAGTTGTTCTTCGTTCATTATCCCCTCATTCCGTCTGGTTGTACATCTGCTCTAAAAGTTCCAAATCTCCAGTTTTGATCCGTAGATGTATTTGCAATTCTTAAACTTGCAAATCTTGATCTTGCTCGAGTATCTACTTTATCAGTTGAATTTGTAATTGTAAACGGACCTAAAGGTGATGATGTTGCGGTGTCCGTTGGGTAGTCTCTTAAATTAATTGTTACTTGAGCATCACCCGTTAATAATTTAAAATCAGGTACAAATCTTCTCATACTCATAAAGAATTGACCATCACCTCCTGCAGATAAATCAAAATCTCCAGATTGTATGAAAGCAGGTATTGCTGTTTTATTTCCAGCTGAATCTACTTCATTATTTCCTATTTCGTGTGCGTAATAAGTACTAGCGCCATTTACATTGGTTACTCCTTGAATAACAGGAAAAGAAGGAGTACCGGAGTTGTTAAATTCAGTTGCATATGGATTGTCATATAAAGTTGAGTCGTGCCAAGAAGTTCTTGATAATGATCCAGTTGTCCAAGTATTTTCTGTATAATTATAAGTTACCACTCTATCTGGTTCTGTCGATCCATCTTTAGGATAAAACCAACTTAATTCTTCATACAAATGATTTAAACCTGCATACACTTGTTCACCAGCATTATAATTTATTCCAAGGTTATCCCCTTTGTTTGTAAATACAAAATCCTCTACTAAACACGGTACTGATTTTACTGTACCATCATAAACAAAAACCCCACCTGCTTGACCCATCCACCATACAGCACCGTTAACATATTTTAAAGCATGCTGACCTATTAAACCACAATTACTACCTACTTGTCTTATAGAAAATGTAAATGGAGGTCCAACGAATTGCATAACATATGCAGAGGTATCGGTAAGAATTAAAATATAATCTTTTGCTTTTGCAGCCCCGACAATTTTAACACCAGAATCTAACCTAAATGTTCCAGCTGTGTTAATAGAGGTTGGAGTATAATCAGATATATCTTCTTGATCAGAAAATCTTATAAACATTTTATCTTGAGAAGACTCACTACCTATTGTTGTCTCAGTTCCAAGCATAATTAAATGTCTATCCCTTTCAGATACAATTGACATAACTGATCTTGTGGGTGCATTAGCCACTGCTGTTGCTCTTATTTGTAAAGCAGAAGCGGAGGCTGAAATCGGATCCCATTCAAAGGTTTTTCCATTTTTTACAGTTGCTATTAATTTTTGTCCAAAATGATCTAAAGACCATGACGCAGGATCAAGTAATACTGATGATGTCGTAGAAGCTTCTCCCCAAGCAGTATAGAATTCAACTGATGCTCCATCAGAGTGAGCTGATCTCGTTCCAGCTACATCTCTTGTGATATTATTTAAATCGTTTCCAGTAATTCCGTTATAAGAAATAAATTCAGCTCCAACTTTAATCGTGCCTGATGTTGGAAATCCTACTACAGAGTTTAATGTTATGTCTGTTCCAGTTCCACCTGTTCCGTTCGTGTCGTCTAAAAGAGCTCCATTTAACGTGGATACAATACCAGATGCACCACCAAAGGTAGAGGTTCCCCAACCGTAGCCATAACTTTGAGTTAAAGGTCCTGGTTTTATATAGGGGTTAATTGTAGCAGAGCCACTTGCAGACGTTGTTGCTGTAGCAGTTGAAGCCATTGTAATAGTGAAAGTATCGTTATTAGGTATGGTAACAACTTGAAAAGTATTTGTTTGAAAATCTGCTGCCACATATCCTGCGCCTGATGGTGGAGTCACTGATGTAAATGTGAATAAATCTCCCACAGATAATCCATGAGCTGTTTTGTTTACGGTGACCGTTGCTGAGGTATCTGTAGTATCAAATGTAATTCCAGTAATAGCTGTATCTAAAGGAGTAATATCATAAAAGGCTCCCTCATAGTATATAAATAAACCTTTGTTTGTACCAAGTGCTGCGTATTTACGACCATCTAAATCAGCCCAAACAAGCTGTTCTCTTACAGCTCCAACTAAAGTTTTAGAAGTAATTTGTTCCCAACCACCTATTTTTTCAGGTAAACCATATCTAAATCTAACAAAATCCCCATCAGTCCACTGTCCTTCAGCTCCTGTGGCGGTTACTTGTTTATTAAATCCTGGTTGTATTTGTACATTTGTTAAAGGCATGGGCTATTATACCATTTTAAGTCTAATAAATAAACTTTAGTCTAAATAATATAAAGGCTCTTTTTTATCATGAATATAACTAGCATTAGGCCCATCTTTTTCTACATAGTGTAAAAAAGTTTGTGCATGCCAATCACCTGTAAAAGGTTTTCTATAATGATATAAATTACATCCTAAATATATTGCAGCGTCTCCTGGTTTTAAATTAAGTGGTATAGTATCGTCCATATATAAAGGCCACTCAGTTCCGTCTCCACCTAACATAATAGTAACAGATATTTCACAAGAAGGTCTGTCTTTATGCCTCTCAAGTTCTGAAGCATAAGTATATACCCTACAAAAAGAATAAGTAGGTAATAGTTTTAAATTAGTTTCTTTCTCTATAATGTCTTTTTTATTTAAAAGTAATGCTTCAAAAAAAGGATCTCTATAAAAACCAGTATCAATATTATTGTTTTGTTCATAATCAAATGCAGTTGTATTTAATCTATGTTTTATTAAAATATATTTTTTACCTAATTCAGTTTCTTCTTTGTTTAAGAAATTCTTTATTATTTTAAATTTTTGTTCTTTTAGAGTGACCATGATACTACCGAATATCTTGTTCCTTTTGTTACAGGCTCTACTTTATGGGGATAAATAAAATTGCTTGGCCAAATAATTAATTTGTTTGCTTCGTTTTTTATTCTAAGTATTTCTTCTTTTTGATCTATTGATCCAAAAACTAAATCCCCGCCTTCATAATCATTATTACATAAATATATTAAAGATAAAGTTCTTGGTGAACGACATCCATGATCTACATGATATTTATAATGACTTGAATTATTATATTTA